CCGCAGCGCGCGACCGTAGACCTTGGCATCGACCTCGCCCGGCTTGCCGTTCATCGCGTCGTCGAGCAGGTAGCTCTTGGCGATGCGCACGCGCGCCGCGCGGTACGCGTCCATCGCGCCCTCGGGGAGCCGGCCGGGGTCGGCCTGCTCCACGCGGTCGAGCGCGCGGCTCATCGCGTTGTCGGTTGCCTCGGCGAGCGCGCGGTAGCTGGTAGCGAGTTGCTTGTCATCGGCCCGGAAGGCTTTGTTCGCCTCGTTGCGCAAGTTCCTGACGACAGCGGTTATCGATTTTGTATCCGCCGAATCGACCGCAAGGTTTTGCGCCTCTTGGATGATCGGATTTTCCGCAAGCGTCTTGAAGTCCTCGCCGCCCTTGATGAACGGCTCGGCCACGCGTTGCACGTCGGCGCGGAACTGGTCGTCGAGGTCGACGCGTCCGACTTGATCGAGCACGTTGTACGCCTTGCCGGCCTCCTCGCGGACCTCGTTCGTGACCTCAGGCGTCAGCGCCGTGTCGTCGGGCACGCCGATGTCCTGCCGCGCGAGCTTGGCGGTGTTCTCGGCGTTGTGCGCCGCCATCTCCTGCGCCGTCCGGGCGCGGCCCGCCATCGTCTCGACGATCTGCGCCGGCTTCGCGCCACGGCCCGCTTTCTGGGTGACCTTGTAACCGGCGTCGATCGCGTTGACGATGCCCTGGTTCTCGGGCGCGTTCATCTTGCGCTCACGCGCCAAGTCGGCCGCCACCTGGGCGGTGTCGCGCACGCCGGGCACGATCTCGGCCGCCGTGTCGCGCAGCATCGGCACCGTGCCACCGGCCTTGGTCTTCGCGGCGCCCGTCATCGTGTGGATGGCGCCCACCTCGCCCATGTGGCCCATCAGCGGCGCCGCGGCCTGCATGACCGGCGTCACGTACTGCTCGACCGTGCGCTGGGCCTCCGGGCTGCGCGGCGCGTAAGTCAGCTTCTCGGCGCCCTCGGTCGCAGCCTGCTCGATGCCGATGTCAGCGCCCGGGGCCGGCGTCGGTGCACCGCCGGCTCGCGCCGCGACATTGCCGGCCACGCCGCCCAGGAAACCACCGGCCATGCCGAGCGCGCCGGTCGTGAGCGCGGTGCCAGTGTGCGCCACCACCTCTTCTGACGGCGTCATCTTGCCGGTCACGACACCTCGGACGACGTTGACCGGGGACATCTGGCGCACGATGTTGAGACCCGCATCAATCGCGCCGACGATCTTGTCGCCGAACGTCGCCGGGGGCGGCGGGGGCGCAGCCGTCGCGGCGCGCGCACGCTGCGCCTGCCCATAGGTCTGCGTCGCGCTGACCGGGATCGCCGCGGCGCCCGTGTCCTGCGGCTCGTTCAAGCCAGAGGCGCTGCTCACCTCGGGCGCGTCCATCCACGCCGGGCGCTTGGCGGCCGGCGGGGTGTCCTCGACGACGGGGGCGTCCTGCCAACCCATCAGGGCTTCCGCCGGGTCTTGCCATCAGGGCCGACGAACGTGGCGCCGGACGGCAGCGCGTTGTAGTCGGCATCCGTGGCGATGCGCTTCGGGGCGCCGGCCGGCGCCGCAGCCGGCGCCGCAGCCGGCGCTGCGGAAGGAGCGCGGGCGGCCGGCGTCGTCTTGCGGGTCGCCGCGATCTCGCGGTTGAGCGCGTCGATATCGCCTTGTGCCCGTGCATCACCCTTGGCGAGCCGCTGCTGCGCGCCGTCGAGTTCCTGCTGCAGAATGCCGAGCCGATCCGTGTCGCGCGACGCTTGATCGGCTGGGCTGACTTTCGTCTCGCTTCCGCCGCCGCCACCGGTCAGGCCGCTCGCGCTGCTCGTGGCCGGCATGCGATCGGCCATGCGCTTCGTGATCGTGCCGACCTGATCCTCGATCGACTTGCGCCGGATCTCGAAGTCGTTCTCAAGCCGGTTGACGACACGCTCGACTTGCGCCGCACTCGCGCTGCTCGGCAGGAATCCGGCCACCTCGCGGCGAGCCGAGTCGCTGAGTACGCCCGTGAGGTTCGGGTTCGTGAGGATCTTCGCCGCCTCGTTGCCGAAGAGCTGGATCTGCGTGTTGAATTCGGTCACGTCCGGGTCACCCGCCACGGCCTGTCGACCTGCACGAATCCAGCGCTCGGCCACCGGGATACCTGTCGTGTCGACCTTCTTCGCGAGGCCGACCAGCACCTTGCCTTGCTGCAGCGTGTTGTTCTCGAACGAGGTCACCGCGTCGTACTGCGGGATCATCTTGTCGAGGGACTTCTTGTCGGCGCCGAACAGCGCGCGGCTACCGGCGATGTCGCCACCCGGCGAAATCTCGGCCATCTTGTTGAGCACCGTGGTGACCTTGTTCGGATCGCGTCCGATGCCGATCAGGGCATTACGGTCCTTGAGCGCGGCGCGCGCTGTTTGCTCGATCGCCTCGGGGGTCATGTCGACGGTACCCGGAGCCTTCGGCGCCGCGACCTTCTCGATGCCGTAGGTCACACGCTTCGCCTGGAGCTTCTGCTCAGGCGTCAAGTCCGTATCAGCGTCGATCGCGTCGAGCTTGGCTTGAATCCCGCCTGGGATCTTCCCAGCAAACGCCTGCGCTGCCGCCTGGAAGTCCCCGCCGAAGTCGGAATCCGCAAGCTTCTTGATCGCGGCGATCCGCTGCGATGTCGGGTCGGTGCTGCCCGGCGGCAGCAGCGCCTTCGCGTCACCGTGCATCGCGTAGTACGCGCCCAGGAACGAGTTTGCATCGCTGCCGAGATCCTTGAGGCCTTGCTCGATCTTGGCGCGCGCCTTGGGCGTGTTCGCCCACTGCTCCAGCGTGCCGAGTTGCCCCATGCGGTTCATCATGTCCTTGATGGACAGCGGCGGCGCGACGTTGTCGTCCGCACCCGTGCCACGGCCCAGCGTCACCGGGGCGTGGTAGGTCACCTCGGTGCCGTCCGGGTGCTGCGCAGTCACCTGCAGCACCGGCATGACCTTGTCCGGGTCGGTGCCGGGCTGCAGCGGCTGGGGCTGCGGGCGGCCGTTCACCGAAGGCGCGGTGGCCGCGTCAAGCGCCGCGGCGAGGCCCTGCACGGGCGCCGGGCGGATGCCGCCCTGTTGCGCGGGCGCGGGCAGCAGCGCGTAGAGATCCTTCTTGACGATCTGGCTGCCGTCGCTCGTGACGTGGCCGAGGCCTGTCTGCAGCTCCGGTGCCATCAGGCTGCCGGCGCCCTGCAACATCAGCCCGGGGTTTTTCGTCTCCAGCCCCGCCGTGGCGTCGTCGACCGACTGGCGCACGCGCGACTTGCCGTCCTGCGGCGCGAGGAAGTCGGCCACGGGCCGGCGCGAGGTCGCCTGGATCAGGCGCACCGTGTCGGCCGGGCTCAGGTCGTCCATGCTCATCTGGCCGGCCGAGATGCGCGATGCCGTGTCCTTGGCCCACTGCTGCTCGCTGTCGACCATCGGCTGATAGCGCTGGCGCAGCAGTGCCGCGCGGCGCGTGCTGATCTCCTGGGCCTTGACCGCGTAGGCTTGGCCGACGTCGCCGGGGATGTTGGCCGCGCCACCGTACTGCGCCGCGAGCCCGGCGCCCGCGACCGCGCGGTCGCTCATCTCCTGCTGCGTGGCCGCGAGCGCGCGGTCTTGGTCCTGCTGCGAGGTCTGCCGCGCAAGTAGGTCGGATTGCTGCTGGTCGAGCCGCGACTGCCGCGCTTCGGTCGCGGCGTTGCGCCGCCGGGTCTCTGCCGCCTCGTCGGCGCGCAGGCCCATGTTGAAGCCGGACTCCAGCCCGGCCGCCGCTGCTCCACCGATACCGAGCGCCATTTAGGTAACCCGCGTTGAATGGGTGAAAAGCTCCTGCTCGGCTTTGAGCCTCGCAGCCTTCGCCTGCTCTATGTCGTCGAAGCAGCCCAGTACTTTTTGCTGTCCGAAGTGCATCATGGCAGCTTCCGCAGTTGAGGGAAGCGACAGGGATACCACCAAGGCTACCGCCCACAAAGCAGCAAATAAACCTCCTGCGATTGCCCCGACCACGCCGCCGATCAGCGCCCCGTAGGGCCCCGCAGCCGCGCCGTAAGCTGCTCCGGCTGCGAATCCGCCTACGGCGCCGACCGCGGCGCCGAGCGCTTGATTACCCTGCTTGTTCTGCGCTTCGATCTGGGTGTTCTTCGCGTTGCGCTGGGTCTCCTGATCTGCGGCAACCTGCAGCTCTTGGGTGGCTTCTTTCTGCACGTCCTCGCCATAGGCCGAGAGCGTGCCCGAGCGGCCGCGGCCGCCGTAGTTCGAGAGGTTTGCACCAATGCCGAAAGCTGCCACGTTAGATGCTCCCTTGTGGCGCTGGAGAGCCCAGGATGCTCTGCTGACGCTGCACTGTGAGGTCGCGGGCCGTATTCTGTGCCTGCACGTCCGTGAGACCCTCCTGCAGCCCCGAGGCGCGGGTTTTCGCAGCCTGCTCTTCGGGTGAGAGTTGCACGCCGAGCCCCTGGAGTCGCCGCGCGGTCTGTCCTGACTGTGATGCGAACGCTTGATGCACGTCCGTGCTCGCGTCCGCCATCGCCTTGCTGACCACGGTCGGATCGGTAGCGTACTGGATCAGCTTGTTCTCGATCGGTATGTAGTTGGCGGTGTAATCCGCCCACTGCTGACGCGTCACCGCGGCAAGCGTGTCGCTTGCATAGTTGTCCGAGTTCGGGTTGATCCCGTAGAGACTGCCGGAAGTGGCGCCACTCATGACCGGGCTGATGGGCATGTCACACCATCCCGGCCGCAGAGGCCAAGTCTTGGTTGCCGTAGGCGAGCCCCGTGCCGAAGCCGGAGCCGCCAAGGCTCGTCTGCGAGAACATCGACTGAATCTTGTCGGAACCCTGCTTGCTCAAGCCTTGCTGGACGCCAAAGCCGGCGACCTGTCCTACGAGCTGCGCATTGCTTTCCCGCTGCATGAGTGCGGCCTGCGCATCGGCCTGGGCCTGCGCGGCGCTGTCCCGGGCCATGTTCGTCATCGATGAGCCGACCGTCGCGCGCTCGCCGCGGCCCAGCGACATCAACGCTCCGAGGTTCTGCGTGTAGGCGTCGGTCATCTGCTGCTCGCTCATGAGATGCCCGAGACCACCGGCCGACGCCTCGTCAGTGCCTAGCCCCGTCGTTGCGAGGTTTGCCCGGGCGCTGCCCGGTGCGGCCCCGCTGTTCGTCAGGCTTTTCTCAAGCGCCGAGTTCGCTTTGTCGAAACTCATGGCGGTGTCGGTCGACGCTTTACCGGCCGCCATCGTGCGCGCTTCCGAGCCCTCAGCGCCCTGCTCGAGGATCGTCGAGGCGAGGTGCTGTTGTACCGGTAGCCAACGCTGACGGTAGTCCTGCAACTGATTCATGGCGTGCTCGGCCTGCGCCCGCTGCGCCGCGGTCTCTTGCACCTTGCCTGAGTTCTTGCTACCCATTCACCGCTCGCTCGTACGTGGTGTGCCGCACGGTCCACTGCGGACCGAGCGCCTTGCGCATGCCGGGGCGAACACTCTGGAAGACGATGCGGACGGCTCCCAGCTCTTTCGCGATGGCATCAATGTGCGCCTCGTTTCGCTGGATGGCTCCCTGCGCGCTCCACGAGGCTGCCAGCCACACGAAGAGTTCGAGCTCGCCGCGTCCGTAGTTGTCGGGCTGCAGGTTCACGACCAGCACCCCGTCACCGGAGATCAGGCACAACGCCCGGCCTTCTCGGCATTCCCGGCGCAGTACCTCGCCCTCATTATCACCGGGGTCGACGCCGCTGACCAGCGGACGGATTCGAGGCCACTCGGCCTCGATGTCCGCAAGCTGGAACGGCGTGCCGGAGATCATAGTCAGATCTTGAAATTCACCATCCAGGGGGCCCCCGTGGTCCCCGCGGTCGCATTGCAGAATTGCCGAGCCGCGACAACAGGTCCCGTCGTGTTGTAGACCGAGTAAGGCCCTGTGGTGCCGGGCCCGAAGCCGATCTGACGCCACTTCAGTACGAAGCCCTCACCCTTCACTTGCCCGAGCAATTGCACGGGCACGAACCACGCGCGGCTTACCGAGGTATCCGTGAGGATGTCGGCGGAGCCGATGGCTTGGTTTGCCCAGACCCCCGAAGGCAACCAAGACATGAAGTAGGCCCGATTCGTTGCGCCGTAATTCGTGCGAACTACCGCAGTCGCCGACCCCGCGTTTGGCGTCGTTGCTGACCACGGCATTGGAGAAGAAGCAGCGGAGCCGAGATTGGTGCTCGCGCTGGATGCGAGACCAAAAGTGCAATCGTAGGCGTTGTCGCTCGCATCAACGAGAAGGGCCCCGGCGCCCATCATGTAGGAAGAAGATGCAGCCGCGGGGTTTCCAGTGCCGAACACCATGCCTTCGGTGCTGTCGAAGTAGAAGGGTACTAAGTTCGCAGCATAGCCCGTCGCGACCGATGCGAATGGCGCACATTTGACGGCGTTGGTGTCATCGCCGGCAATCGTGCCGCTCGATGCCGTCAGATTGCTCGCGGTGTTCGCATTCCCTTGCGGAAACCAAGCAATCAGGATCTGGTTCGTTGTCGGAGCAGCGTCCAAGATCGCAGCGTTGTTGCCGGCCGGTGCGCTCGTCCAGCAAACAATCAGGAGACGACCTACGCTGGCATCCTTGCGACTCAGCAGGAGCCAGAAGGGCGTGGCCGCAGAGTTCTTGCCGGCCTTCTGCCACTTGAAAGTCGAATCGCCAGCCTTCGAGGTGATCAGCGTATCGAGATCGTCGAAAAAATTGGCCGCGGCGGTGCCCGTCTTTGTCCCGTTGCCGCTGCTGGCCCACGTAATGGTACTAGACATAGTTGAGTTGTGTCCAAGTGGTTGTGATCGGGATCGGCAGTGCGATAGCCGAGTCTAGATTGATCGGCGAGAGCAATACGAACACGGAAACGATCTGCCCGGCATTGACGAGACGCGCCCAGCCCGAGCCGTTCCATTGCCAAGTGCGAGCACCAAACACATAGGTTTGCCCCACCGTCGGCGATGAAGGAAAGTCAATCATGCTGTGCGCGTCCAGCCGCTACCCGTCCATTGCCATGTGCGCCCGGCGTAGGTATAGGTTTGCCCAACGGTCGGTGAAGTTGGAAAGTCGATCACATCTCTACCCACTGATCAGAATTACCATCGCTCATCCACGTGTACTCGATTCCGGCGCTCAAATCGAACCAGCGGTGCCCATAGGCTACTGGAGCGGGGGCGAGTGATGCCAACGTGAAGGTACCGCTTCGATTGCCAATATCGTTCGCAGCGACACGTAGGCCGATGCCGGCGATCTCGATCGGAACCATTGCGGAGTCATCCGCACCGCTACTGAAGGGGAGTGCCGCGATCAGCGCGCCGAGATCAGTCAAATCCGTAGTCGCTACGCGGTACGTCACGCCGCCGGCTTCGACAGGAACAACACCGTTGTTTGGCAACCCGCTAGAGAAAGGCAACGCCAAAATCTGCGCTGTGAGGTCTCCGCTGCCTCCGAAGTCACTCGCAGATACGCGAAGCGCAACGCCGCCGATCTCAACAGGCACCATGGCGCCAACCGGGATGCCACTGGAGTACGGCAGCGCGGCGATCTGCGCGCCGAGGTCAAGAGTCGCCAGTAGCAGCCGATATGTGACCGGTAGATAGGACTCGTACAACTCCTCGATCCCCGAGGATGAGGCGAAGGGGAGCATCAGCGCCGGCCAGCCCGGATCGACATAGATTTGTGTCGCTCCAAGCGCGACGCCAAGCGGCAGCGCCGTTGCGTCGTAGTCTGGGGTCTGCGTCAGGCCGGTCACGGAGGCATACACCGCACGTTGCACGGTGAACGAAGCGCCGGGGATCGTGAGCACGCCTCGGCGGCGCACGGTGACGGAATGCCCCGCGCTGGCCGAATTGATCGCCACGCCGATAGCCGTGAACAGACGCGTCGGATCGCTCGGGTCGGCCGCGCCCGCCGTCGTCTCGGACAGCGCAACCACCCCCTGGCCAAGACTGATTACTTCCGCGGCGGTATAGACAACATCGTCGTTGGTGTTCCCGATCGTCGCGAGGATCTGATCGACCTTGGACTGCAGCGCTTGAAGCTGCTGGCGTAGCGCGCTGAGCTGCGTGCTGTTCGCGCTCGAGGATGCCGCTGCGGTGTCGCTGACTGTGCCAAGCGAGTTCTCGATCGCCTGAATGCGCGCACGAATGGCACCGAGCACCGCGATCGTCGAACGCAGATCGCGGGCCGAGCCCTCGCTGATCGCAGGACGACCAAGTGCCATCAGCGCAGCTCCGTCACGTCATCGGCGGCTTGGAGCACGTTGATCGGGTCAGTGCCTGTCAGCTCCATGAAGAACTTGCTGTACGCCGCATCTGGCGACGTGAGCGTGAACTCGATGTCTCCGTCGATCACGATCTCGTCGAGCAACACGCCGTCACCATAGAACCGCGCCACGAGATTACCCTGCGTGCCGTCCGCATCGCTTGCGCGGCGCACCTGGGCGATTGGATAGAACCCGGGGTACTCCATCAGGTACAGCTTGGAGCGCCACCGGTAATTCATGTACGCGGTGGGCGAGCCTTCAAACTCGTAGATCGTGCGCCCATCGACATAGGGCGGGGGAGACGCCGGCTCGGGCAGCGCCTCGTCGTCCGGCTCGTTGTCGTAGTCGAGCACGAGGTACATCTTGTCCTCGATCGGGTCGACATACGCCGCACTCGCGTGGAACGCCATCTGCACGATCCCGAAACCTTCGTTGCGTAGATCCACTGCGTAGCAGCCGCGGGCGCTCGCGCTCTCCCAGAACATGAAATAGATGTCGTTGTGCGAGACACTGCGGATGCTGGTCGGGTCGAGCGCCTGCCACTGTCGGCGCGTGAACACCGACTGTGTGAGGTTGCGCGGTTGCCCCGGCCCGGTCGACGCCATCAAGCCGTCCGGGCCGCTGAACACGACACCGAGCCCCGTCACATAGGCGAAGCTGCGCTTGCTCGATGCCGCGTAGGGCACCTCGAACTTGCTCATGCTGTACGCCGCTGGGTCATTGCCGCTCGCGGTGTAGAGAAAGCTCTTGGTGCCGATCACCACCGTCGTGTCGACGTTGCCGATGCCGACGATGTCCGTGTCGGTGTTGAGCCGGTACTCGACCGGCCACGCATGCGGCTGGTTCTGCACGCTGAAACAGAGTTGGTTGCGCCGAAAGCCCACCATCACGCCATTGGGTAGCGCGAGGATGCCCTCGAGGTCATCCGGCGGCAACGCCCAGATGTCCGACTGCAGCACTTCGCCGAGCTCGGCGTCAGTCAGCGTGTCGACGTAGTCCGCTTGGGAGATCGGGATCTCGGCCACGAACCGATACGCAGTACCGGCGCTGCCGGTGGCCGCACGGTAGATGCGTTTGGTCGTGATGTGGTAGTCGCCATCGATGCCGGTCGGCTCGCCAGTCGGCGTCGTGATGGTCACGCTGACGCCATCAGGGCGCAGGATTGTGGGCGACGGAAGCGACGGCGCACTCTCTTCGCTGAAATCGTTGACGAACGTGTAGACGTAGTTTGTCGCGATGTTGACCGGGTTGTAGCTTGTCGAGCCGCTGGCCTGAACATGCCAGTTGTCGTAAAAGCCCTGGAAGCGGTCATCATCGCGTGCGGCGATGAAACCACAAAGCGCACCGTTGGCGAAGTTGTTTGTGGTCGTCACCGTGCCGAGCACGGTGGCGCCGCTTTTGAGACTCGCCGTGATGGTTGTCGTGCCGTCGCTGTTGAGCTTTTTCGATACTTCGAGCGTGTACCAAGCAAACTGCGTCAAGCTGCCAGTGCAAGGTCCACTGGCAATTTGTGCACCAAGCCCCGAGCCGAAGTCGGCGCCATTACCGATGTAGACGACGAAGTCTCCACTCCCAAAGTGGCCGCTCATGCCAATGCGTGCTCCGCCTCCCGTAGCATCCACGTTGAACAGCGTGACAACTTCGCCGCCGTCGTTGCCGCCCGAGTCGCCCATCATGATGTCGACAGACATCGTCGCGACCGTCGTGTTTCCAATGCCGAAGTCGCGTGTACCGTAAGCCGGATTGCCCCGGTTGTTCTCCGCACCAGACTCATAAGAGGGCGCGGGGTTGCCCGTGCTGTTGTTCTGACGAGCAATCGACGTGTAGTTGCTGACGTCGACTTGGCCTGCTGACGCGACCCAGTTGCTGGCAAATACGCTGCCGTCATCGGTCACGTCGATCGAGAACGAGGTGGGGTTCGAGTCCACACCGACCGCGGTAGTCGGCGGCGAGTCCGGCGGCGGTACGCCGAGCAGCCGCGTCTCGAAGGGATACGGCTCCGGCGCACTGCCGTTCGGCGTGCCGGTCGCGAGGTCGAGGTTCGTGAAGCGTGGTTTGTCCAGACCCGTCAAGAACGTGCGGTAGGTCGTGTCACCCGGCACGATGCCGCGCGCCACGTCGACATCGGACTCCCACGACATCCACCAGTCCTTGAGCAGCGCGATCGTGCGCACCGTGCCGGGGTTGGCGAGGCCGTGCGTCGTCGAGAACTGTTTGAACGCGGTCAGATCGCCCGTATAGAGCCGCGCGTTGACCGCCTCCTGCGCTGCGCTGTCAGGGAGCGCACGCGGCGGCAAGAGCGGCACTTCGCCGCGGAATGCGTTGACGATGCGCAAGGTCACAGAGCGATCCTTTCAAAGCGCCTGAATCAAAGCTTTTTTGTACGTGATCTCAAGAAAGCCGTTCACCGAGGGCAAATTCGGCGTCTCGATGATGAAGTTGCTGCCCGCGCCGGTGCTCTTGTTGAACGGCCGAGTATCCACCAAGGCGCCGTTCACGAAGTAGTCGACTTGATTGCCCGCCGCGTTGATCACCATCTGCAGCAGAGCGTTCGCGCCGGGGAAGGCGCCCAGGTCAGTGACTGCTACAACACCGTTGGAATTTGTGTGCGCGAATAAGTGAAGGGCACCCGCGATCATCTGATACGAGTAGCCGCACTCGTAGTCGATATTGCCGGCGACGAAGCGAACGATTCGCTCCTCTATACCTGTTCCCGAACCCGTGGTCGTGCCCCCAGTGACATTCACGGAAAAAGTGATGGTCTTCCCAACATAAGCCGCCAACCCGAGGTCAAACTTTGCCGCGTCCCACCGAAGTTCGCATTGCAATGCGATGTCGGTCGTCATTGAAGCGCCGGCCGCACTGTACGAAACAGGCAGCCCGATGTTCGATGGCGTGGCCAGAACCGGGATGATGTCTGCTTCGTTCGTGGGCGGCGTCAGCGGCGCATAGAAAATCGCACCGGGGGGCGGAATGATGTGTGGGATGCGCGCCCCGATCAGCGAGCGGCGCGGGATCATGCCTGCTCCATGTCTCCGCAGAGAACCCACGTATTCGCAGCACGCTTGATCAACGTCAGGATCGAGTACTCGCCCGCCGAGACGGCAACGAAGGCGCTACGCACATGCAAGGTGACGCCGGAGACCGGGTTGAAGGTCATCGGCGCGGCACCGTCTTGTTCGAACAGAATCGAGGTGCCGACCGGCACGTTGAGTTCCGTGTCATCGGGGATCGTGATCGCCTGCATTCCGGTGGTGCCTGTCGTTGCTATCCCGTTGTCGGCGTCCGAAGCCTGCAGACGATAGTCACCGGCTTGTGCATTCCACGTAAACGTCGGGACCGCCAACCCGGTAGCGGTAACCGTGTTGCCGACGCGGGTCGCGGTCACCAGCCCCGTGAAGTTGAGCGTGTCGACCGTAGGTGTCCCCAGGTCGACGCCTGCGTTTTGAAACTGGATCGCCTGATCCGGTGCCGCGATCGAAAGGGTGTTGATGTTCTCGCCGGTCCCGCGCGTACCTATGAGACCCCCAGTGAGGTCGACGACCTGAACGGCGTTGTCCCCGAGATCCACGCCATCCTGCTGCCACTGCAGGAACTGCGGAAACTCGGTCGGGGCTTGTTGCGCGAAGCCGGCGAGCGGCGTGATACCGAAGGGCATGGGGTCACCTCACCAACGGAGGCTCCAGCCGAAGCCCCTGGATTGAACGAAAGGACGCGGGCGAGCGCGCTGCGAACCGACGTTGAAGCCGCGCTGCACGTCCGCCTTGCCGTTGGCGATGGCCGCACGAAACACGGCGTTGTTGCGCGCGGCCTCCTGCGGATTGCTCCACGGCTGGCCGGGGATCGACAGCAGGTAGGCGAGTGCGCCGGCCTCGATGTCGTTGCTCCACTTGACCAGCGGCGGCGCGGGGATCTGCTGCGCGCCCTCCTTGGGCTGCAGCGCGATCGTGATCGTCAGGCCGAAGACCTGATTCGGGATCGGGAACAGCGCGAACTGCGCCTGCGGCAGATACTGATACGTACCGGACACGCCTGCCGGCACGTTCGGGTCCCATCCCTCGCTGTCGCTCGGGCCGATCGGCCAGTACTGCGGCGCCGGCACGCCGGTCGTCAGCACGCCCTGCATCGCCACGATGTTGACGATCTCCATGTACGGGTCGTCGCCGAGCGCGTACGCCTGCACATTGGCCTCGGTCTGCCCGGTGAGGTTCTCGCGCAGCCACAGCGTCTCGGAGCACCACTCGCGCAGCGCACGCACGTAGGCCCGGCGCAGCGTATTGGTCGGGCAGCGCCGGACGATCTGCGCGACGTTCTCGAGCTGGTTGAAGACGTCGACGAACTCCATCACGCGACTCCCGGTGAGACGGCAACCTTCGGCGCCACGGCGGCCTGCGCGCTGGCCTTGAGGCCGAGTCGCTGGCCCCAAGAGGCCATGAAGCCACTGGCCTTCGCCAAGTCCTGCCGCTTCGAGTTCTTCGCGTACGCACGCCCGAGCACGAACTCGAGCAGCGGCGCCTGATAGGCGTCCGACACCGACAGCTCCTCGGCGGCGTACATGATCTGCGGCGGCACCGCGCTGTAGAGGATCTCGACCGTCGCGCCGAGCGCAGCCGGCGGAAACACCTTGAAGCGCCGCGGGTTGCGCGGGTCGGCCGTGAAGTGCTCGACTTGGAGCTCCTGCGTGGACGCCGGCCAGAACCGCGCCGACTCGTCGAGCAGCGACGAGTCCACCTGGGAGATGATGCGGCCGCCCGTGGCGTCGCTGTTGCGCATCACGTTCATTAGCACGATGCCGTCCGCGGGCAGCGTCTGCAGGAGGCCGGCGGCGAGCGCGAAGCTCTCGTTCTGCACCGTGTAGAAGTCCGCCTTCGCGCCTGCCGTCGCGCGCATCGCCTCGTTGAGGTAGCCGAGCAGCTCGTCCGCGCTCCACGTGCGGTGCGCGGTGTCGAGCAGCAGGGTCGCCGCTTCGTCGAGGATGTCGGAGGCGAGCACGGCGGGTGCCGATCAGACCAGCGGCTCGAGCAGGCCGGTGCCGCTCGCGACCGGCATCTCCTGCGCCGGCAGGCCGGCGAGCGCCGCGACCTCGCGGCGCAGCGCGGCCGCGGGCTTGGTCGCGTCCAGCGCGGCGCCGTACTGGTCGAGCGCGAACGCGACGAGATCCTCGCTCGACGCCTTCGCGATGTCGAAGATCTCGGCGGTCGTGTTGACGACCTTGATCGGGTTGCGCTCCATGAGGCCCTGCACCCAGGCGAGCCGCTGCTCGTTCGTCACCTCGGGACCGGTCGGGCCGGCGTACACGCGGTACTTCGGGTGCGCGCGCAGCTTCTCCGTGTTCGGCAGCAGCCGGCCGTTGTCGACGTTGACGATGTGCGGGTAGCGCTTGTCCTGCTTCTTCCGATTGCGCAGGGCTTGCGAGAGGTTCGACTCTTGGGCGTTGTTCATGGAGGCTCCGGGTGAACGGGTCGGGGATCAGTGCTTGGCCTTCGCCATGCGCTTCTTGTTGATCGCGGCGAGCTGCTTCTTGTCGCGCGCCTTGTCGGCCTTGGAGCCCTCGGGTTCGCCCTTGGCCTCCTTGTCGAACTTCGAGCTCTCGAAGGTCTTCATCGACATCTTCATCGGAGGCTTCATCGGGGGTTTCATCGGCATCTTCGCCATAGCGGGCTCCTGCTGAAAAACCGGCGCCGCGAGGGCGCCGGAAAATGGCTTCTGCTCAGGGAAAAATCAGGAACCGCTCGGCGTGGTGCCGGGGGTGTAGGCACGACGGCCCATCTTGCCTTGCGCGGGATTGTCCTGCTTGGCGGGGATCGGGGTGTCCGGGTAGCGGGCTTTGGCCTTGCCCGATGCCTGGGACATCTCCTTTTGGATCGTCTCGGGCGGAACCTTGACCGGGATCGACATCCCGTAGGGGTTGCTGGTCTTCATGGGAACTCCTGTTGCGTTGAGGATGCGCGGGAAGACGGGGCCGGGGAAGGCCCCATCCTACCGGGATCAGGTCACCTTGACCACCGCGGTGCCGACGTAGTTCGCGCCGATGACCTGGTAGCCGAAGACCATCAGGCCGCGGATGATGTAGCCAAAGTCATTTGGATTATCAATCATTTGACATTCCACGATCTGGCTCGCGAACGTCAGGCCGGCGCTGTGGCCGAACATGATGTACTCGGCCGGGCCGGGCGAGGTCTGCTTGAGCAGGTTGCGCGACTGGTAGACCGTGAACCGGTCGATCTCGCCCACCTTGCCGTTGCGCGCGATCGACACGCCGTCACCAGCCAGCGACGCGATGCGCAAGTCCGACTTCTTGATCGCCGCGATGAACGCGGGCGAGGCCACGAACCAGCGGCCCTCGTCGCTGACGTTCTGCTCGTCCAGCACCTGACCGCACGCGACCATGAAGTCGACCACGGTGGTCTTGTCCACCGCGACCGGCGTGGTCGAGTCGCCCAGGTTGATGTTGTTCGAGTCGGCGCCGGCCGTCGTGCCACTGTTGTCGGCGGACACCTCGGCGGGGATCGTCTCGAGCATGTCGGCGTCGGCCGCGATCTTGAGCTGGATCGAGCCGTCGTTCGCGAACACGTCCGCGAGGTCGAGGTCCGATTGCCGGCTGTCGACCGTGGACAGAGCCACGTTGAACGACTTGGCTTGGTCGATCGCGAGCGTGACCGAGGGGTTCGTCGGGTACTGCGCGGTCAGGCCCGCGCCGATCACGTAGTCCGAGACCGTCACGTCCGGGATCGTGCGGATCTTCACCTGGGCGCCGAAGCCCGCGATGTCGCCCTCGTAGTCGGTCGAGGCGATCTCGCCGAACACGGTGGCCTTGTAGAACTTCTCGACCAGCTTGCCCGAGTAGACCTCGGGGTCGAAGTTGATCGTGCCCGCCGGCCCGTAGTCGGGCACGCCGGAGGCGCGCGGCACGCCGGCGTAGGCCACGAGGCCCAAGCGATGCGCCGGGCCGGCCATGAACGCGTCGTGCGCGCGGGTGAATGCGTCGCGTACGAACGCGCCGAGGGCTGCACTGATGGCAGTGAACTGGAACTTCTTCACGGTAGCTCTCCTTGAGGTTGCGCGTTGGGGCACCCCAAGGCGGCGAGCGAGGCTCAACCGCCGGGGTGGCGCAGCTTCAAACGCTCCTCGAACTGAGCCCGTTCCTCGTCCTTGACCTTGCCGAGCGCGAGCCGCTTGTAGTAGTCCTTGACCTCAGCCGAAGACGGCGCGGTCATGGCCTTGCGGCTCGGAGCAGGAGGCGGGTCGCCGCCGCTGTTGGCGCCGGAGCCGCTGGGCTGCACCGGAGGCTGCGGTGCAGCCACGGTGGCCTGACGGTCCCAGCGCTCGTACAGCGCGGCGATCTTCTTCGCGTCCGCGTTGGCGATGTGAACGTTGAGCACCGCTTGCCGCGGCACGCCGTTCTCCTCTTCCGCCAGCCACGCATGTAGTCTCGGGTCCAGATCCCAGTCACGCCACTCGGGCAGCAGCTCGTCGAGCTTGCCCATCAGCTCGGCCCGCGCGGTCTTCGCGGGATCGGCCGGCGGCGTCTGGGGCGCGGTCGGAGCGGCAGCCGGTGCGGGCGGCGCGGGTTGCGCGGCCGGCGGCTGGCTCTGACGCGTCGCGCGTAGAGACGCCTTGATGGCGGATCGGATCATGACCTTGCACTGCTCCTCGCCGTACTGGTCGATCTCGGCCGGCGAGAAGTATTCCTTCACGTCGAACTGCGGATCGGGGTCCGGTGCGGCAGGGGCTGCGGCAAGTGCGGTTTCGAGGTTCGCCTTGGTTTGCTCCAGCTCGGCAATCCGGGCATTCAGCCGCGCCGCCTCGGTCACATGCTCCCGACGCACGGCCGCGAGCACGCCCGCGGTGTTGTCGAAGCGCGACCGCCAGTAGCTGGGGTCGCTGTGTCGAGGGTCGACGTCGGCCGGCGATGCGCCGGGGGCAGATGGCGCCGGGGGCGTCGGGTCTGCGGGAGGATCTTCCGCGGGATCGGTCGGAGCCGGCGTGTTGGCCGCGGCGCGCTCATCCACTCGAGCGTTCACGCGAACCATCTGGCGGCGTACCGCCCGGGGAAGTTGGGTATCAGATCGGGCCGTATTCGGCTGCATGGAAACTCCACGATCCGGTCAGTTGCCGGGGGTCGCGAGGGATGCGTGCGCGGGTCCCTGTCAAGGTGAGCCGTTCGTGAGGCCCGTGGCTTCCATCCAGTGGACGGCGGGCCTTGATTCGGTCACAGGACGACGGACGATCGGGGGCCAGAGCTTGCCTGCGAGCTCGTCCAGAAAAAGCGCCTTGCCCTGCTCGCGCAGGAGGGCTTCTCCGGTCATCTTCCGCAGGTTCGCGTTGGCGTCCGCAATCGCCTCGTCGAGGATCTGCTTGAACTGAGCGTTGCCCGGGGCTTTGCCTATCGCCTCCAGAACGCGAAGTTGCTCGGTGTTCAAGCGGATCATGTTGGCGCGGATTGTGCAGGGCGTTCTAAGCCGGCGTCAACCCATAACTTCCGGTTGTGACGCGCCCGGAGGTACGGCTTGTTCCCCGCCCTGCTCGGGCTGTTCCTCGGGTTGGCCGGGCTGTTCCTCGGGTGCGGGTTGCTGCTGGCCGGCGGGTTGCGGGGCGGCCGCGGGTGCAGGAGCGCCCGGGATCTGCGGCGCCGCGATCGCGGCCTGCGCCATCGGCGGCAGCACGGCGCCGGTCTGCAGCGCATGCGCCACGGCCTCCTTGATGATGTCGGCGACGGTCTGCGCGTTGATGTTCTGCCGCTCGCGCTCGCCCTGCGCCGCCTGGGATTGCTGCTCGAGCGCCGCCTGCGCCTGGGCCTGGGCCTGCGCTGCCGAGGCTTGTTGTGCCTGCTGCTGGTCGATCTCCTCCTCGCTCGGGACGACCTCGTCCACCGGGAGCTCCATCGACGTCGCGACCTCGCGCACGAGGTTGATGAGGTACTTCGGCCCGATCAGTTGGGCCAGCAGCGGGTTACCCGCGACCATCGTCAAGAACGTGGTGCGCCGCTGCTGCGCGCTCTCCTTGATGAGGATCGCCGCGGCGCCGCGCGGCACCGGCACGCAGTCGCCCTTGATCGACGGGTCCGGGTTGTAGAGCATCTCGTTGACGAAGCACATCCCGATCGTGCGCGACGTCACGTTGATGTCGATGTTCGAGATCGCGCGGCGCAGCCCCTTGGCCGCGTTGTTCATCAACATGGACAGGCCCGTCGCGGTGTCGGCGCTGCCGCCGGCCCGCTCGTTGCCGTAGGTGTAGCGCGGGATGCCGGAGGCGTCGTCGGCGCGCAGCTCCCACTTCTCGTAGGTCGCCATCAGGTTGGCCGCACGGTCGTCGGCCTGCCAGAAGCCGATGCCCGGATTCACGCCCTGCGTCGGGTCGCTCTTGAGCTGCCACACCTTCCACGGGAAGATGTCGAGAGTCTGCTCGCCGTCCGCGAACCGATCGGCGTGCACCCAGACCATCGGCCCGCTGGCTTGCGACAGGTTGTCGGCCAGCGCGCATGCGATGCCGTCGCACATCTGCTGCGACGTCGAGCACAGGTCGGGGATCGAGCGGCCCCAGAACGCGCCCGGGATCTCGTCGTAGCACGCGCGGTGGTACGGTCGCTGGTCGAGCGGGTCAGGGTTCACCGCGGCATACAGGACGTAGGAACCGCACAGCAGCACGTTGCACTCGTAGTCGCGCGTCTCCTCGAGGATCAGGCCGTCGCGGTCGGTCACGCCCCACGACATCAGTTTCCAACCAGGGATCGAGCCCCAGTAGTTGAGCGCGTCGATGACGCCCGGCGGCGAGAGCCACATGTACATCGACTCCTGCTCGAGCCGAATGCGCTCGGCCTCGGTCCAGAGCCAGCCCTCGAGGTGCCCGGCCGAGTAGTCGAGGAGGGCCTTATCGATCTGGTCGTCCTTGTAGTTGGGCAGCCCCTTGAGGCCGTGCAGCTCCTCGCGCCGGAAGCGGATGCGCTCGATGAAGTCGCCCACCTGACAGTCCCGCGCGGACGGAGCGGGATAGGCGTCGAACGGGGAGACGCGCTCCCACGTCTGATGCGGGTTGTCCGACACCTTGGGCTTCCAGCCGGTGGCCCACTCGAGCTGCTTGTGACGCCGGTAGATCGGTCCCTTGAGGATCGCCGCCGGGTAGGTGACGAAGTCCTCGACAAACTGGTCCATCGCCGTCGCGTAGCCGCCCTCGTCCAGCCGGTCGGCAATCTGCTTCTCCATGCGCTTGGCGCGCTGCTCGGCGGCGCGCACGAGCGCGGTCTCGGCGTCGTCGCGCAGCTTGGTGCCGATCTGGGTGATGAGCGCGCGGTACTCGTCGGCCGAGAGCGTGCCGCCACCCTGCTGCGCGATCTGGTTCATCGCGTCGTTGGCCTGCTTGATCGCCTTCTGCACGAGCCCCTTCTTCACCGCGTCCGGCAGGTCGGGCACAGGCGTCGGGTCCACGCCCCACGGCTGCTCGCCCACCGGCAACACGATCTCGCGTATCCACGCCGAGGCCGCGCGACACTTGGTCTCGGTGAGATCGGCCTTCACGAGGTTGAGGCCGCCGCGCGACGCCTGCATGGACGCGATCTGCGCCGGCGAGTAGACGCCACGGCGCTCGCGCAGGCACATCAGGAGCTTGAGCTCGACCTTCTGCTTGGCGAGCTTGTTGTTGCCCCAGGCGTGGCGCACGTGGCCGGCGAGCGCGGACAGCGGGCCGGACGCGTCGATCGAGGTGGCGCTCGGTGGCGTCTCGGCCTCGCGCTGCAGAAGCTGCTGCAGGCCGGTGACGCGGACAAGGGGGTTGGTGCCGCGGCCTTGTTGCGGCTGGGGCTGCGCGGTCTGCGAGAGAGCGGGGGTTGTCGCCATGCGGGGTAGTCCTCGGTGGCGAGCATGGTCCGGGCCGCGTGCTCGAAAGTGTCATCCCACCGCGTGGCAACGAAACCCTCGCCAGCATCGCCCGTGGTGGGCTATCCGTGTCCTTCGGCGGGTACGGGTCCGCCTTCGTCCGCGAGATGACGGCCGGATTATGCGGTCACGCGCGCACTCCGGTCCACACGCAGGCTGTCACCAGACCCGCAACCACTGCCAAGCGTCCTGCACACGGCGCCAGATGCACGTCAGACCGAGCTGCTGCGCCCACACCGGGATCGTGTTCACGATCTCGTTGATTACGAAGCCCTCGGCCCGCCACTCCGCGAGGTATCGCGGGTCGCCGCGGAACGAAAACCCGAAGGTTTTGCCGCTGTTGCCTTTTACTTCGATCTCGAGCAGTTGCTTCATTGCCGGACTCCGGTCCACACGACCTTGCGCTGGTTGACCGGACGCACGCGGGCCGTCACGACCTTGCGGTCGATCAGCTCGGGGACGAACGAAATCGCGATGGAGTCGGCGCAGTCGGGAGACGAGACACCGCGCTTCTTCGCGTCCTTCTTGCTTTCGAGCTGGATACGGAACAGCGCGTCGTAGCCGTACTCCAGCGAGGAGAGCTCCTCGGCGAGCTGGTCGTCGTCCGGGATCTGGCCGTGCTCGAGGAAGTCGCGCATCTTGCCCCAGGCCTCGCTGCGCTGGTTGAAGTACTGGCGGTCGTCCTTCGCCGGCACGCCCCACATGACGGGCACGAGCGGCACGGTGAGCTTGCCCGCGCGGGACATGTTGCGCAGCGCGGTATCCAGATCGGCACCGTTGCCGTTCGCATCGTAGGCGATGCAGATCGAGCCCTGAGCGTCACGGCGCTCGTGGCGCGGCCGGTTGATGTCCCCCGTGAGCATCTCGAACAGCCGGCCCGCGACTTGGTGGCCGTCGTACCCCGACATCTTCTCTTGCCAGTGGACGATCATGCCCTGGCGCAGCGTGATGACGGTGGCGTCGTCGCCGAAACGGGCCGGGTCACAGGCGAGGATCTTGGGGCTGGCGAGGTAGGAATTCATCGGCAGCCGGCGGCGGCGGGCCTCGGTCACCAGCCCCGGGGAGATGAAGTTCGCCGAGCCGGCGCGCGGGAACTTGCCGAGCACGCGCACCCGCACGAAATCGCTGTCCTCGCCGTACTCCTTGATCCACGCGCCGATCTGGATCTTGTTCGTGAAGCGGACCTCGCGCGCATCCACCTCGGTGAAGTGGTGGTACGGGTTGTGGCTGGGCCGCGTGCACTGCTTGTGGAACTCCCCGCTGGTGCGCGTGGGGTTGCCGTAGCGGCACCAGATGATCTGTGTGTCCGCGTCGGTCAGGGCGCCGCGCGTCACCTCCCACACGAGGTCGGCGATCGTCGACGCCTCGTCGAACAGCACGAGAATGCGCTTGCCCTTGTTGTGCAGGCCGGCGAAAGCCTCGGTGTTGTTCTCCGACCAGGGCACAGCGTCGATGCGCCACGCCTTCTCGCGCACCGGATCGTTGGCGATGAAGATGGCCGTCGCCGTGAGCGTGAAGAGGCTCTTGCCGATGAACAGTTGATACCACTTGGCGAGCTCGGCCCACGTCTTCGTCCGAAGCTGCGTGTCGGTGTTGGCCGTGACCACGCCGCGCGTGTCCTCGTGCGTCGAGATGGCCCAGAGGATGACCCAGGCCACGGCCGAGCTCTTGCCGACGCCGTGGCCGGATGCGGTGTCCTCCTCGACCGGCAGCGGGGCGCCAGCGAGGAGGGCATCGCCGACGCGCTCGAGGTGCGCGCGCTGCCACGGCTCCGGCCCGCTCTCGTGCTCCAGCGGCGTGCCGACCTCGCCCCAGGGAAATGCCCACATCACGAAGCCGTACGGGTCGTACGCGAAGCGCGCGAGCCCATCGAACAGCTCGTCCAGCGGCGTGCCCTTGATCGCCTCGTTCGTGATCTCGGACAGCTTGACCGGGACCGCGCCGATCCGGTGGCGCTGCCCGGTGGGCGAGCGCACGACCGAGGGCAGTGTCTGATGGACCACGGGTCAGGGCCGGCGGGAATCGAACCCGCGGCTGCCCCACGCTTGCGCGTGAAGTCCCGCTAACCAACTGCGGGCACGGCCCTGATTCATCGCCGGTACGTGCCCGGCTGCGTCACCGCGGGATTCGCGCCGCCGAGCGCGGGCTTCCACGGCAGGCCTGTGATGGCGTCGCAGAGCATGCCGTCGACCATCTTCGGCCCGGGCGAGGGATAGCTCCGATCGGCGAGCGCGAGCTGTGCCGGCGGCGCCGCGTCGATCACGCACTGGCTGCGGCACGCGCCGGTCATCTCCGCGGCGCTGCGGCACTGGCCGATGCCCGTGGCTTGGTTGCGGTAGCGGCGCGCGTTGGCGTCGTCCGAGAAGCTCAGGGGCCGGGTTGTGGTCGGGTCGGCTTTCATCGGGTGATCTCCGGTTGAGGAATGGCGTCAGTTTCGCAGGGAATGGGGCCGCCGTGGCGCGTTTGAGGGCTCGGAGGTAGTCGGATAGCTCCAGGCCCCGATCGCGCCTCTACGGGCCTCTATTCGTCTCGTGCGGGTTTACCCCTACCCGCTGGTGCTGCTCGTCCGCCGGCACCTCGTCCACCAGCGGCACGCGCGACCGTGCGCCCTGCAGTCGCCCGGCCAGCGCGTTCGCGAGCGCGTTTACGCCGTCCGCCTCGTCGCCGATGATCTTGAAGTGCTTCGCAAGCGTCGTCAGCGCTGCGTCCTTGCCGAACCGCTTCACCTTGACCGTGCGTACCGGCTTCCAGTCCTTGACCTGGGTCACTTCGCCGGTCACGAGGTCGACCTCTTCCCGCGTCTCCTTCTCGAGCCGTTCCTCGAACTCGAGGCCGGCAATCGCGGCCGCGGTGTCGTCGTCAAGCTCGTGGATCGGCACCATCGCACCATCGGCGCGGTACAGCTTGCGCACGTCGGAGAACGCCACGCGGCCGAGCTCGAGCATCACGCGCTTCGCCGTGATGTCGGAGGCTTTGAGCAGAGCGGAGGTCAACTCCTCGACCCTCGCGGCTATGTGCGGTTTCCCGAACAGGACATTGGAGTTCGCCGGGTGGTATCCAACCTGCTCGCACGCCAGTGCTTTGTTCCCATGTTCCGCGTAGCGTCGGCAGAGCAACTCATGGCGATCATTGGAGAGGCGTGACATCACCGGGCTGCGGTCCTCGCGCATAGACGACCGCTTTCAAAGTCTCGTTCCAGTCGGCGACGTGCTTCTGAATCGCCGCCACGAGAGAGGGAATGTTCGTCCTCTCCACGTCATCGACGCGCTGTTGCTCGAGCGCCTGCTGTACGAGCGCAGTCGCGTACTCCTTCGCTGCTGCGAACGTGTCCGCAATGGGCGCACCACTGCGCCACGAGGCTGCGCTCGTGTGCCCGCTGGGCCATTGCACGATCACGCCCCCGATCGTCGGGTCTGAGTCGTGCGCTTGAGCTCTCCAAAGTCGCGTCATGGGGCGTCAGGATAACAAAAAGTGCCAAAAAAGCCTAAGAACGTTATTTCTCATTTCGTTTCTATCTATCGAAAGTTCTTGCGCTCC